GGCGTCCCTACGGGGATTCGAACCCCGGTTACCGCCGTGAAAGGGCGATGTCCCAGAGTGCGAATTTTATACAATATTTTTGTAAAGTTATGTTAATGTGGGCAGGTGTTTTAGCACGTGATGTAAATTTTCGGGTGCTAAATGTGAGTATCTTTGCGTTATTCGAATATCAGAATGCCCCAACAATGTTGAGACGTGGTAAAGCGGAACTCCTTGCTTCACAAGAAAACTAGCAAATGTATGTCTTAAATCGTGAATTCTCACATATCCCAAATCCGTTCTTTTTAATGCCATTTCAAACCCACGCCTGAAACTCTTTATATGTGTGTCAGTGCGATCACTATAAAAGACATAATGCTTGTGTCGTTTCAACCTAAGGAATGCATCTACAGATACACTATTCAGAGGCTTATAAATTGTTTTTCTATTTTTGCTCAGTGAGTTGCGAACGATAAAATAGCGATCATGCAAAAAGACATTGTTCCAAGTCAATGTAGTTAGTTCAGAAGCACGACATCCAGTATTCAGCGCAAGCACAACGAAATCATGAAGCATATGATTATTATGTTTTAACGTTGCAGTTAATAACTGATGACATTCAACAGCAGTGAGATAGCGAGGAATAAAGTCATCCTCAAACAACCTAAAGCGATTAAATACATTCTTAAAATTCGCTGTCTGGTTATATTGTAGATAATAGTTAAATGCTGATTTTATGACATTCAATTCACGATTTATTGTACTGTTTTTAACCCCTGATAATTGCCTAATGACGCAATAATCTGTCAGGACATCTATTGTTATTTCATCATAGTTATAGAACCATTCCAGATGTTTAATTTTCTCATCATATGTATGCTTTGATTGAAACAGACCGTTTTTAGAATAAAAATCCATTATTTCTTTTATATTCATTTTTTACCCCTTGTTAAATTTTTATAGTATCAGTTCAAGTTCGGAATACTCCGAACTTTCTAGTTATACCGCCCAGAGTCTGATTTTTCTTTTTTTGTAATCAGAGGGGGGATGTGTCTGGATGCTTGCATGTCGTGGGCAAGACTGCCCACTCTAGCCCCGCAGACGCGGGGTAACATGCGAGGGGACAGGGACGCACTCCATGACATAACGACATATTGCCCCTGTTGGGCAATATGTGGAAAATCAGAGATTTTCCGAACCGAGAATTTTAATGCAGAAAAACCATTCATCATAAAAAACTTGACAAAACACTGTTGGCACATGTTTTGCTTGTGCGTGTTTTTTAATCAAGTAACGACATTAATTGTCGCTAATGTTTGATAAAAGTAGAAAGAACTAAGAATTGCTGTTCATATCAAGCCATCTTCCAGGGCTTGTTCTATCTTAGCCATCTGTTCAGTATCTTGTTGATAATCGTTCTGATGATTGAGCGAATTATTGACTTGATCATTGTTAATTCCTTGTTGCTGAGGCTGATGCATCGGGTTAAATGGACGGTCTCCAGACATGTACTTTTGACAATCAGATTGTGGTACGTTTAAGCGCGTGCCTTGCTGCGTGTATGCGTAGTATTTGCCATCCCATTTAACACAGCCAATGAATTGCGGTGTATCTGTAACCTGATACTGAAACTGGTCGTAAGGGACATTGTAAGGATCATTAGGGTCATATTTAATTGTGTAGGCCTGACCCATGTTTTTTTGTTGTTCAAATTGATTGAACCATTCGACACATTCAGGTTTTTCAACATTAGCGCCCTTTCGACATTCGATATTTAATTGATCAGGTGGAATTGATGAAGTCTGATGTTTTTTATCTGTCTGATTAGATTGTGCAGATTGTTGAGATTCGGGATTAATAAATTTTTGCGTTTTATCACTTGTGACCATTTTAAATATAATAAAACATAATATAAGAACAGCACCGCCAATATAATAAGCCTTTTTTGGGACTTTAAATTTTACAGTGTGTGTTGTTGCTGATTTATAGTAGCTGAATAAATTTTTTGGATATTTAAATAAAAATTCATTTTCGGCCACTTCTTTAGATGATTGAGATTGAGGTTGTTTCCTGCAACTTCTCCAGTAGTAAACGCTTGCCAATTTTGCACCGTATGGACGGTGCAAATGATAATGCTCACCAACAAGGTCAAGTACGAAAGCATTTAGAAAGCGAGGGGATTGTGTAATAAACCATATATCATGACCAGTATGACGGTGTACTTGTAACTTCTGTACAATGTCATCCTTGTTTGCTGACGTGCCAGATCTAAAACGCTCATGTTGCTGTGCTTCATCATAGTAAACAATAGAACCATCAGGCGTTTTTCGCCAGTCTTCTGGTGTCTTAAGTACATTGTCAACTTTTAAGCCGTTTATATCGCTGTATTGTTGCCGTACGTCTAAAATATATTCGAGCTTTAGATCAAGTTGATCATTTATATATTTAATCAACTCATTATATATAACTGAATCATAGAAATATGTCTCATATCTATTATTTAAGCTTAATCCAGCGAAAGATTGAAATTCATCAAATAGATGAGAGATTGTAATTTTTTCATTATCTGAATGTTTTAGTACATTTCTAATGTCTTCATATATTTTTTGATCACCATCAAAAAAAGATGATTGTATTAAAATTTGCTTATCGCAATTTATTTCTATGATTGATAAATTGCGCTCAAAGATTTTTGGATTGAGCTTTAGATGCTTTTCGTTTTGCTGTTCACGCTCAATAATTTTTGAAACAGCAAAAAGAGTTTTGCCAGAGCCTGGCGTACCAGTAGTTAAAATAATCATAATAAACTCCACCCGCCTGATCCGTTATGGCCGTTCACGGAACGGCAAACGGATCAGGCAGTTGCTTTCCTTAAACCTATTTTGCTTGCTTCAATCATTGCACGAGCAGCTAGCGCACCAATTAAAATAGATATGGCAACGTCTGCACCGCTAAGCCCTAAAAACATGATTGCTGATGAACCAGCGAAGTTCATACCGTTTAAGGCTTTTCCGATATAAACATCAATCAAGCTTTGTATTGCCTGACTTGAGACCAAAGCAAGACCAGCACCCAAAAGAACACGCTTTAAAGCACTTCCCAAGAGCAGCCCCAACAACCAAAAAAGAACTCTTATCATTATTCAGAACTCCCACGACTTAAACCCATTAAAATATAGGCCCCGATTAAGTAAGCAATCGCAATAACAAAAGGGCGTATCATTGACATGAACTGACAGAGTGGCTGATATGAAAATTCAAGATTTTGAGTTGAACCCATAAAAGAAACAGTAAATTGTTCTCCAGCAGGGCAACCATTGACAAAAGTAATTCTCTGGGATTCGTTGAAGGGTATTTCTTCCTGGGCAACAGGGACATCACCATCCTGATTTTGTGGATTAGATGGGTCATTAGGGTCATTGGGATTTTGTTCAGATTGATCTTTGTACCAGTCGAAAAAGTCGCGAATCTCATCATAAAAGTCTTTGTTTTGTTGCAAATCCTTTTCTTGATTTAAAGTAACAGCAGACGCATAAGATTCAAAGTCATCATAGAACTGTTTATCTTGTTGTTTAATTTCATCAAGGCGTTGTAAATATTGATTATATTTTTCAATTACAAGCGCATTATGTGCATTGTAATCAGTGCGCCAGTCTTTCCAGTCAAGATACCAGTTGCAAACTTGAACAGACCAATCACAGAAAGCAGGAAATTCTACAGGGGGATATTGTTCTGATGGTGTACCTTGTTCATCATCAAAATTATTTAACCATAAGCGGACTTCATCATAGAATTGCTGATCTTGTTGTTTAATTTGCTCAAGTGGGATTTTTAATTCCTCTAATTTCTGTTTTTGTTCCTCTAGTTTTTGGAGTTGATCAGTCATTTTTTGATTCATTTGATCTAAATTTTCTTTTGAATCAAGAGCCAAGCGTTTTAATTCTTCTCTATCTAAATTTGCTTTTTGTTCATTTGCTGCATAGTCATTCGACCATTGCTGCCATTCTTGATGCCATTGACACATGACAGAGGCCCATTCACAAAATGGGGGCCATTCAGAATTAGGGTCATCGGGGTCATTTGGGTCATCTGGAGGGGGAGTTATACAACGACCATTCACCATTTTCTGACCAGCAGGGCATTGATCATCCCGGGGCATACAATTCCCATTTGCATCTAAAGCCTGTCCAGCAGGACATTGTTTTGGCTTACATTGACCATTTACAAGAGTTTCACCGACAGGACATTTTTTCGGCTGACATTTGCCATTAGCGTCTTTTTCATAACCAGCAGGACAAGAAACAACACATTTTTTTTCAACAACATAAATAACAGTATTAGAATTGGAACCAACACAACCATCACGGGACTCAATATAAGAATGAGTTCCCCACCAACCAGAAGGCTGAGTAGCACAAGCTGCAGCACCAGTAGGATAGAAAGGACTAGAACCAACAATTCTATACTGACAGTTCTCAGAATCTCCCCAGGAACCAGAAGCACCGCCACCAGAGAAAGAACCACCAGCAGCAAAACTTTGACTTGATAAAAAGACTAATATCAAGACCGCAACATAATTAATAAAGCGAGTACAAATATTATTACTATTAGCCATGACATTATTTTTCCCCAAGTTTAAATTTAAAAAAAGGGCGCTTTTTACACGCCCTTTTGTGAACGCTATTAGACTAGTTACATCGCTCGACGGATAAGCTTCCAGCCCTTGATAGCAACTAGAATTAAAAGAACAGCAGCACCAATAGCAGCAACTGGAGTTGCTAAGCCCGCAATAGCAGCGACAGTCTCTGTTGTGTCAATAACGGCAGCATTTGAAAGACTAGCAGCAACTAAAGAACCAGCACCAATACCAGCAGGCAAGAAACGGTTTTTATTGGTTTTTTGAGTGTTTTCCATCACTTCTACATTTTTAAGATTCATTTCTGAAACTCCTATTTGATAAGTGATGCAAGTTTTTTAAAGCCCCACGCTGTAACCAGTACAAGACCGATTGCAGCGCAAAGTTGCCCAGCTTGCATCATTGATAGTTCGGGCAATCCTAAAAAGCCTACCTGCACCCACTCGATACATTGGTTGTTTTGGTCGATAGCAGTACATTGGTAAGCCATTATTTAAAATCCTATTTAAGACCGTAAGGTCTGCAACATCCCAGCAGTCACGGCACGTTTGTACTCAGTCATGTATTCACGCATGAACTCATTCGAATTTTCGAGCAAGGCAATGATCTCTGGTGAAAGTGGAATGTCTTGTGTATATTTGCCAAATGCGAACCCTTTAGCCCAAGCTGCATCTAACACTTTTTCTAGTTCAGGATTCGCCATTAGTAATGTCCTTATTTAGATGCAGGAGCAGGAGCTAAAGGCGTAACATTGTGAACAACTTGTGTCAGGCGTGAACCAGTTGTAACAACTTCAAATTCAATTTTGGCCTTAATTGGAAAATCCAAATCTTGAAGTTTTTTGCAGTTGTCAGAAGAACCCCATTTGTATTGAACTGTTTCAGCACCAAAGCCGACACCTTCAGCAAAATCAGTCATCACTGAAATTTTTGTAAAATTATGGTTAGTACCATCAATAGTGCTATTGAAAGCTTTAACGCCAGTGATCACACATTCATTAGTAAACTTCATTTTAGTTTTCCTTAAATAGCCTAAGTAATAGAACCTTGTCCCTAAGCAGGCATAGCAGAGGGGGGCATTGAATTTGAGTAATCTAGGTAAAACGGTTCGAGCCGTTTTGGATATTCATCAACTTCATGAGTCAATATGTCCAAAACAATGCTGTCGTCTTGATAAAAATCACGTATTGCTGCAATGTATTTGCCGAATTGATGTTGTGTAATGCTTATCGCTTTATCCCAAACAATTTTTGCTGTCTTTTTGATGACTTCCAGCTTTATAGGTTGCTGTGAATAATCAAGGGCATGAAAGCAGGGATACGCAGCTACAAAATGCTGGGAAGCATTTAGCATTGCATCCAATGGGATATAGCAATTCTTAGCTTTATATTCGACCTCAGCACGCATCCATTTCGAATCTGTTTGTCCGAGTTGTTTACCCTTTTCATAGATACGTGCGTATTTTGATGATTTACGTGTGCCAATGTAGGCAGTTGATCCTGAACCGTCAGGCGTCCAGTAATCACCAATAATGTTAAATTTAGGTGGGCGACCACCTGATTTATAACCGCCTAGATCGAATTGTTCTTTAGCCCAATGGATTGAGATATTGTCAGATTCAAAGTCATCATGGGCCAAGTCTATACGTGTGATTTTAGGACGGTGAGCAAATAATCTTAGCCAGGCATGTAGATCATCTTCCCAGCCGTAATTGCCCAAAGTACAGCCCAAGCCATTGATCATGACTAGGATTGTGTCATTTTGACCGCCTACACAGATATGGCCGCAGCCATTTTCAAGCTTGTAAGTCTCTTCATAGTAGTTAATGCCTTTCGGCATCTTTGACTCTATGCCAAAACCAAAGATATCTTTTAGGACTTTGCCCATAGCATAGGCATAGTCTGAATTAGTGAACAGGGTATCTATTGGAAAACCGCATTGGTTTTCTATTGTGTTGTAAACCTTGAGTTTTTCCCGTTTCACCTTGTCAAACGTGGTTTTATGGATTGAAAAGTTAATCCAATCCGTAACCGCTATTTGTCCAGATGCAGGGCGACGGATGAGTTGATGAACCGCATCACCTTTCTCATTGATCACCATAACCGTATCGAGTAGGGGATAGCCCCTATAGCCGTCATGGAGTACGTTTAGAACCTGTTCTATTTCGGCGTTAAATTGAGCCGTTAGTTTTTGCTTTTGGTCCTCATCCCCATCTTCGCCCTCTATTGTTTCGGAAACGATGTTTTCGATTTGGGACTTTCTGATTTGGCTTAGGAGTTGATTCGCTATTGCTAACTTTTCCCCCGTATTACTAAGGGGGTTGGGCATCACCTCATCAAATAGCTTTCCCCACAGTGGGAATGTGGATAAAGGTTGATTCGTGTTCTTGAATAGTGGAAATGCCGTGTTGAGTGTCGGTAATCCGTGGTTGCTGTGAATGCTATTTGTTGACATTGTTCAGCCCCCGTATTCCTGACATTCTTTGTTGTGATCATCAAGATCATCAATAAAAGCTGTAATTGATGTTGTTTCTAATTCTTGTAGAACAATTTCTTCGATTGTGCACAGGACTGCCAAGATGTCATCGCATGAGTTGCCATCCATGATGTAGCCTTTGCCCTGGTTGTATAGGAAACTGGCTATTTGCTCGTAACATTTGATTTCTTGTTCAGTCATGACTTAGTCCCCATGTACAAATCATCTAAATGAAAGTAATAAGCAGCGACATGTGAACAATGTAAATTACAAAGACCTTGACCTTTTGAGCGATAAAAATTAATTAGGCCTAGACGAAACAGCCGAACTGAAATAGGAAAGTGTTCAATCATGACTTAGCCCTCAAAATCTGATAATTCTTTGGGAAATGTAGCAACGAGCTTGTCAAGCAGATCACCAGCGCCTTTCTCAAAATTAAAAGAAGCAGTGTCAAGAATATGTGCAAGATTCAATAGTTCTTCTTTGGTCAATTCAGGCTTGTAGGTCGTTTCAGTAAAAGTATTCATTTACAATGCTCCTTTTAATAAAGGGGAAGTTTTGATGACTTGGATAATTGTTTTAATTGTTATATTCGCAATCGTTGGCATTTTTTTAGGCAGTGCAAACAAAGGCAAAAAAGGAGGGAAGCGCAACCCAATCAAGGGTAAACGCATCATCACAATGAATGAACAGCCAACATTTTTAAGATTGAGAGAGGCATTACCTGAACACATTGTCTTGGCACAAGTTGCATTTAGTGCATTTATGACAGCAAGCGGATATGCAACACGTAATCTATTCAATCGAAAAGTGGCTGATTTTGTTGTGTTAGATAAGCAATTCAACATTGTTGCCATTGTTGAACTAGATGATTCATCACACAAAGGTAAAGAAGATAAAGATGATGATAGAGACGCTTTAGTTGCAGAAGCAGGTTTTCGAGTGATTCGATATAAGCGAACCCCTGACTTTGAGCAAGTAAGAAAAGACTTCAACATTTAAACCCCCAAAAGCTTGGCAGTAGCCAAGCCTTTCCTCATTTTTCACCAAAACCTGACAATCTGTCAGGACGTTGTGAAAAAAAACCTGATATATTCGTCAGGAAATGTACCTGACAAAATCGTCAGATTCAAGAGGTGAGGAAATGCTCAAAGACATCATCGAGATGAATAAAATTCGATTTGGAAGCTATGAAAAATTAGCTGAAAGATTGGATATTGATCCAACAGTTATATGCCACTGGAAGGCAGGAAGAAGAAAGCCAACAACTACACAGATTATGCAAATGGCTGATTTTATTGGATATGAACCACTACATGTTTTATGCTTGGTTATGGCTGAGCTCGATACCGAGCATAAAACACTGTGGGAAAAAT